GGTCTTTAAGAGGCCATCGGAAACTCATTTACATATCCTCACTTGCATGTACAGTTCTATCTGCAGATGTTGGTTGTCTTCCTACAAAAACTAATCTAGTTTCCCCAGTTACAAGTACTGTTCTTTCTGACGTAGTAGACATTACGCTGCCCTTGGAATAGTTATAGAACGTCTTTTGCTGTATTGATCTCGAACAGCTTCAAAGTTAAATACTACCGCATTCACTGATGCCCCTGCAAGATCTAATACTATTGTACCACTAACACCCACTAGAGATACATTTCCATCACCACTTTCCTGTGTTGATCCGATAGATACTGTAGAAGTTACACCTGTTATATTAGGGGTAACACCTGCGCCTACGGAACCTACAGAACCTGTGCCTACTACAGTGAATATTTTTTCTAAGGCATCTATAGTTATTTGCCCAAGAGATACTGTAGAAGTTACACCAGATATTTCTGCTTTAACGTTTGGCTGTACAGAAGGTGCACCAACTGTACCTACCGTAGTAGCAGTAAGCCGTACACCAATGTCAACCTCAAAGCCACCTATCTCAGGAGGTTCTATTACACCCGTAGCAGAGACACCAGTTAAAGCTATTACAGGTGTAAGTTTACCAAATATAGCACTGCCAAAAGTACCTGTGCCATATAGGGCGTCATTAGTACCATAGGTAGCCATAGTTTACGCTATTCTAATTATAGTGGTGCTTGCCCCAACTGAAGGAAACTCAATAGTTAAGTCACCAGCAACAGCCGTTACAGTGCCCCCAAAGTCAATTACACAGATAGCTGAGTTAGAGTTTGCTGTGTTATAAATAATACAACCATCCGCTGATGTGCTTACGTTTGCGAATACTTCGTCTGCAAAGTCTACCATAGCAGTTGTGCCACTGACTGTGATAGAGGGGCTGCCTAAAGCTTGCCCACCTGCAGAGTAGTTAGTACCAGAAGACTCATCTGAGGCATCTGTTACATTTGAATAATTAGTAGTTGCTGCACCATATGTGCCGCTGTTACTAGGTTTAATAAGAGCTAGTTTAAGTGAGTCTGTGTCAAGGTCATGTAGGCCACCCAGCAACTCTTGCTTAAAGCTTGTACACATTGCTGTAGTAATACCCATAGTTTATTCCTCTATACATAAGCATAAGTGGGCCACAGTTAAGCAGCCCACTCATTGTATTTAGTTATACCTGATCACGCTGTGCGTCAGAAGCAGTCTTGTCACCAACTTCACTTACGTCCATAAGCATTGCGTATACACGAAGCTTACCTGCACTGAAAGTTGCGCCATCACCAGCAAACGTTAGGTCTAATGTATCAGCAGTTGCCAATACAATAACACCTGCTTGAGCCACTGTTGGAGCATATGCAAGATCGGCTGCTCCATCAATGTCAAATGCAGCAACGTACTCGTTAGCGTCAATTGCAGTACCAAGCAGGATAGTTGCGTTAGTACCAGTATTCATGGTTGCACTTTCCATGACTTGTACACCAGCCCACAAGATTACTGTGTTACCCGGTACAGTAATACACTGAATAATATCACCAGATGAACAGTCAATAGCCTGTGCAGTTAGATCAATAGTAAGTTCCTGCATGTAAGTTTTACGTGAAGGGTTGCCAATACCACGAGTTGGTGCTAAAAGGGCAGTTAAAGTAGCCATAAGTTATTTCCTCCCTTATGCTGCGTTATATTTGGCAGTGACGATTGCTTCAGGACGAAGAATCTTCCTACCGTATAGATGCATTCCACGAACAATGTCAGCAAAGCTATCTGGATCACGGTATGTTTCCGTTTTATTGATCTGTTCTGCTGTTGCTACCGCTGAGTCATGACCAGCGACAATAACGCCAAAATTAACGTTGTTATTGGCTGTACCTGAAACCCCGCTACCTAGGCCGACCGCTGGAAGATTCGATGAAGTATAAAGTCTAAAACCGTGGAAGTTTTTAACAGTAAGACCATTACGAAGACCACCAGATTCACCATAATCCCCATTTAGGAAAGATGAATTCTCGTCTGCAAGTAGCTCCATAAATACGGGGTCAACCACGAGCCATCTACCTTGTGAATCAACTTGCTGTTGATCTAATAGACGCTTCATACGAGACACAACCATTGCTGGTGATGCTGTAGCTGTTGGTAGTGCTGTTGCACCTGGTAAACGTGCTGCTAGTGGGATCGAATGATCTCCAGCAGAGCTTGTTGTGATGTTACCAAACGAACCTTTAGTTAGCTTCATAGAAGCCAATAATTCGTCTGTACCAGCAGTAGCTACAGCAACAGTGCCATTGACTACATCGTTAACAGCAGATGCAGATGCATGTAATGCTGACTGCTTATAACCAGCTAAATAGCCAAGTACTTCTTGGTCATACTGATCAGCCAAACGGTGAGCCGCACGATCTGTCGCAAGCGACATAAAGTTTGAGTGCTGCATCTGTTCTTCAATGTCGTCCATTTTAAAAGCAAAGTAATTTGCCTTATCTACGACTAATGAAAAATCCTCATCGTCTAAATCCTGGGCCTGTATTTGCGTCCCCCTCGAATACTGCGAGACAGAAATTTCTGGTTCTTTGATAATTCTGCAATATGTTCAAACAAGATCGCTAGTTCTTGCCCCGCTCTTTCGAGCCGCTGCATGTCACCATACAGTTCAGACTATATTATCATCCGCTAGGGATGCTCTGCGCTTCGAGCCGCTTGGCTCTACTCTCTTTCGAGATAGTCGTTGAACCTTCCTCTTTTGAGGCTTGGCTGCTGATTGTCTCATAGAGATGTCCCAGCAATTCACAGAGTTATTCGAAGTAGATTGCTCTACTAAGCCGCCAAATTAACGGTATCACCTTGGGATGCAATTTCCCCAAAGTAGTCAGAGTTCGTTATATCACCTGTTACGGTAGATTTTCTGAACGCTAGTTGGACTTTTTTCGAATAAATTACACTCGAAAAATTGCCGTTGGGCAGGTTGCCGTAACCTGCTGCTTTTGGAAATGCCATTGTTGTACTCCTTGTGAGATGGCTAGGCCGAAGCCTGAACAAACACGGAAGAGGACAATTAAGTGGCAGTGATATATGAGGGTGCGTAAAACAATTTAGTTGCAGCTAAAAAGTAAACGGGCCTCACCACACTGGTGGACAAAACGTCTATATTCTTCTGTAAAAAAAACAGAGTTAGAGGTAGACCATAAAGGTGGCTCTATTCTGATATTGAGAAATTAGGTTCTCAGAAGATATGTCTTTTAAGGACGTATCATTAAAGAACCGTTAGAGGCAGGTATTTGCCCCCTGCCTCATACATTTATTATAACATTAGTTAAGTGTCATTGCAACACCCTATCTTGCGCCACCAGAAAGGTCATAACTAAATGTTCCATTTTGCATAGCTTCTTGTATAGCGTCTTCATGCTTACTAAATTCTTGCATACTCATTTGTTCTACTTGGCTTTCAGAGAATGTATCTCGACCACCAGAAGTTGGCGCAGAAGTTGAAGTTCTACCTACTGCATGTGCTGCTGATTTTGACTTAGTTTTCGTATTAGATTTACTCATATCATATTTATATAAGTCAATAGCACGAGAAGCTGATCTAGCATCAGAATTGTTTTTATACAGAGCATTTTGGGTATCAATAGTTTGCTCTGATACCCAATCATGAAAATCTTGATTTAACCTAATTTCACCAAAGTCAGGATGCATCTTCAGAAGTTCTTGTTCAGCTTCTTTTTTAGTAAGCTTAGTTTCTAACTGGCGTAATCCTTCCATACGCTTCTCGCCCTCTTCAAGTGCTTCATTAGCTCTCTTACGTGCGATGCTATCCACAATCTTTGCTACATCAGGATATTTTTTAGACCAGACTTCAATCTCTTCATCTGTCTTAGGAAACTTGATCTGACCTTTTGCAGCCTGATCTAATTGAGCTTTAATTTGCTGAAGCTCTTGATCCTTTTGTTGTATTTGGTTTTGGGAGTGTCGTCGGAGATCACCATATCGTTTTTTATATGTTGTATCTTCGCCTTGAACTACTTCAGCCTCTTTTGCAGGATTTTGAGCTTCAAACTCTTCTGCATAAGATAGACCATTGTCTTCTTCTTCTAGTCTTCGATATTTTGCCATTATTGCCTCATGGGGGTCGCATAAAGCGAGTAGCCCTTAATTAGGATATAAATGCGAAATTCTTTTTCTGCATTACACCTGGTAAGTTAGATGTGCGTGGGTAGCTCTCCTCAACTTCCTCATCATCATCTAATTTGTCGTCTACTTTTACAGCAGCGACTTCGACTTCGATCTCCTCTTCAGGAGTATCGCCTTGAACTACTTCAGCCTCTTCAGGTTCTGAAGCATCTTCCTCATCTGTGTATTGGATCAGCCCAGTATCATACATGCTCATCAAGCCCATCTCAGCTTCTGATTGCATACCCATGATATATTTTAGACCGTGCCATTTAACTACGTTTGCAGGGAGTACATACTCACCTTCAGAGATCATTACCTCGATATCGTCCCGTACATTTTCAGCACTTGAACCCATTGGAATATCGTTTCCAGAATATGGATCAGACATCATTCCGTCACAGGTCATACCGCCATG